ACGTAGGTACCACTGACATCATCTTGACCCATGAAGACGCAGGGTCAACTGCCGCTAACCGTATTGATAACGGTGGTGGTGCAGCCATCCTGACTTCTCGTGGAACTGTTGACCTCAAGTATGATGCTACGCTCTCCCGTTGGCATGTCGTGGGTATCACAGGTGACGATGCCAATGCTGTTGGCCTCCGTAGGCAACCATTCTTCTCCTCAGATTTTCTCGTACCTACAGGTGCAGCAAACAACCCCCCATTCGTAGGGACGGCCATCTCTACGGGTACCATTGCTGCCAACGCTACGAACTCCACGGCTAACCACCCTGGTATCTGCCGTATGACCTCCAGCACCACTGCTAACGGTGGGTACAGGTGGCAGACCGATGGTACCGCTGGTAAATTGATTGGTGGGGGTGAATCCTTTGAGATCGTCTTCGCACCACTGAACTTTACCACCACAACCTTCCGTGCTGGCTACTATGACTCTACGACAAGTGCTGACTGCGTAGATGGTATTTACTTTGAGTACACGACTACAGGTAACCTTGTAGGTAAGACCTCCAGTAACTCTGTCCGTACCACCTCAGCAACCATTACTACCCTCTCGCTGAACACCTGGTATCGTGGGGTTATCGTGGTGAACAACAATGCTACGAGTGTCACCTTCACGGTCTACGATGCTAACGGTGTATCCTTGGGTACACAGACTGTAACAACGAACATCCCCACAGGTGCAGGCCGCCAGACTGCTGTTGGCTGTATTGCTACTGAAAGCTCTGTGACTGCAACTGCCATGGTGGACCTTGACTACATGGCGTTCAACTTTGGCACCACACGTCCTCTCCTCAGGTAACCGAATGACCTCTCTCATCAACACCCTCTCTGAGATGAAAGTCTCTGTTACCTCCATAATTGCGGCCTCAGCAGTCGCAAGTCCCGCATGGCTCCCATGGTTACAAACAGTATCCGTGGTGGCTGCTACGATCATGCCAATCCTGGGTGTCATCTACCTTAGTACCCAGATCATCCAGGCATGGACAAAGAAGAAGCGATGAAAACAAACCCATGGCCTTCACAGGCTTCCAAGTTACGGTTCTATGGTAACCCCGATGCCAACCGTAATGGTCTACCCGATACCAAATGGGCCAAGGAGAACCTCGTACAGATCGTACCTCCGTATCCCATGTATTACCCAACGTCCCTCAAGGATAAGCGGGGGAAACGTTGGTCCAAGCTGACAGTCCACAAGAAGGTGGCTGATAGCTTGCTTGAGTGTCTCCGTGAGATACCAAAGGTCTGTACCCCTGAAGAGATCAAGAAGTATGAACTTGACCTTTGTGGTGGTGCCTATGTCTTCCGCTTGAAGCGTAACGGTACCAGTCTCTCAGAGCACTCATGGGGTATCGCCATAGACCTCTCCCACCTCATCAACTACTACGGTAGAGCCTACGACCCTTCCAAGAACATGATGCCTCTCAAGGTAGCCAAGATTTTTCAGGATAGAGGTTGGACATGGCTCAAACGGAAAGATGCAATGCACTTCCAGGCCGTGAGTATCACCTAAAGGAATCCCTATGTTCGAACTGCTCAAAGGTAAGAAGCTCAAGCTCCTTGGCCTTGCCTATGCTGCCCTAGCCTTCGTTGATGGCTACTTGGGTATTGACCTCTTGAAGACTGTAGATGCCACCAATGTTCTTGACTGTATCATGCTTGGCCTTGGTGTATTTGCTGGTCGTGACGCCCTCGATACCTTGATTGATCGTCTCAAGGGCGAGATGAAGGCCCGCTGATGCTGAGGTACTTCTCAATCGTTACAGCAGCCATCCGTTTCTTCATTGCTGTGGGTGATCTAGGGAAGTCTACAGGTGTCAAGTTGCCTGAGGCACCTAAAGGTCCCCACAAGCCTTCCCCTACGCCTCCCAAGAGCCTCACACAGGACTAAACATGCTTAGTGCTTACGAAGATATGAGTGAGGAAGACCTCTTGCAGGCTATGGGCCTCGTGATGTCTGCCTACACCCGCCGCTATGGCGAAGATAACACCATTGGTATGCTCAAGGACCTTCTGGATACCTTGGAAGACGAAGCCGACGACGACTAACCCTACGCACCTGTCCTCTTAACCGGGGATAGGTGTTTTTCTGTGTGGAGTAACTTTACCTCTTGCAATAATCTACAAAGTGAGATAGTCAACTCCCCGTCAACTAAAAGGAAACCCCAATGACGATGTTTGAGGTAAAAGTATATGGTACCAAAGGAGAAGTCCTCCGTAGGAGCCTTGTACAAGCACTGACATACTCCCACGCAATGCGCGAGGCTTGGAATGTATTCCATCATACTCCAGATGCCTTTACGTTTGAGGTGGAATAAACGTTAACTACTATTGACAAGTGGCCAGTATCCACCTAACTTGACCTTAGGGTGTTCAAGACCCTCTCACAAGGTGCGGTACAATGGTCAACATGTCTCTAACAGGGGAAGAAAACAAGGTTCTACACAAGGTAGCTTTGACAATCCAATTACTCAGGAACGTCCATCCTACCATGAGTGCTCAGACAGCCCACACGTTCTTACTGTGTGTCCTGAATGAAGGAGCCAGCCTCTCAGAGATTGTCAGGATGTCGGGTTTTAAGCTCCCGACCGTTAGTAGGATCATACTCGACCTTGGGCTTCGCAACCGTAAACGTGAGCCGGGTCTTGGACTCCTCGTTACCACTACAGACCCCCACGAGCTTCGTAAGAAGGTCATCAAACTCACAGACAAAGGGCATACCCTGGTACGTCAGATACTAGCGGTAATGAAGACGTAACATGGGTATCTACCCGGACAAAGACCGCTACGGTAAACTGACAGGCAAGTACCGGGTTGAGGTCCAACTCAGGGGCCTACGCCACCGTGGCAAGTTCAATACCCTAGAGCAGGCACAAGCCCATGAGGCCCAGTGGAAGCTAGAGCTTACCCAGATGCCTCTAGAAGCCCCTACGTTGCCCCCACGTTCGCATGATAAGCGTGACGTACCCAAGTCCCTAGGACAGCTATACGATAAAGCCAAGGCTTCCTTGTGGCGTGGAAAGGCTACTGAGGTCCAGAGCCTCCAAAGGTGCATGTATACCGTGGCTACTATTGGTACCTCACGCCTCCTAAGCTCCCTCGTACCTCAAGACATTGATGGCCTCATCAGTGACCTCTTGTCTGACCAGATGGCCCCTGCCACGGTCAATCGGTATCTGTCTGCCCTCCATTCCCTCCTCGCTTGGGGTGTAGAGCGCAAGTACCTTCAGTCTACCCCCAAGTTCACCTGGCAAACTGAGGAGGAGGGACGTATCAGGTGGTTGTCAGAGAACGAAGAGGCTCAACTCTACAATCTCTTGCCAACCCCCGTAGCAGATGTAGTCAAGGTCGCTATCGCTACAGGTATGCGCCGTAATGAGCTTCTGGGTCTCGATAGCTCAACGGTAGAGCCGGGTTGGGTTCGCCTGTGGAAGACCAAGAGCAAGACACCTCGTAGCGTCCCCATTACAGGGGAGACCTACAGTATCCTCCAGAGACTGATACAGGACGGTATGCCCACCCAACACCAACTCAGGTATGGGTGGGATACAGCCAAGGAAGCCATGGGTCTTAAGGATGACCCCCTGTTTGTCTTCCACGCTACCCGTCATACCTGTGCTACCCGCCTTGTCAGGGCTAATGTCAACATCCGGGTTATCCAGAAGTGGCTAGGGCACAAGCGTATCGAGACGACCTTGCGCTATGCCCACGTCAACGATGAGATGCTGAGCAGTGCCTTGGTCGCTGCGACTACTGCCGTTTCCCGGCAGGATGTAGATAAAGTGCTAGACATGCGGCTGGTCCCCACAGTAGACGCTGCGGGACACAAATGGGTTGACGGTAGGGTGCCCCTGTTACCGCAAGTCACTGAAGTTAAACACAGCGGGCGTGGTGAAATTGGCAGACACGCAGGATTTAGGTTCCCACCTGATAAGCCATAGTCTCCCCCGTTACAGATAATCCTCTCCAGCAACTATACCCCATTAACCTTAGAAATCCCTCAATAAAGCACTTGACGAATCTGTAAATAGTATGCAAGTGTACATTATCGACGAGAGAATAAATCGCCCCTTTATGGCTACCTCTGCGTGGTAAGCCGTCAAACGTTAACTGGAGGAACAAATGATGCTTGATGTACCTACCAATGTTGATCTCCAGTACCAGTTGGAAGCCCAACAGCAGGAGCTTGGGAGAGCCAGGTTCCTCAGGGATCAAGAGCGGATTGGCAATGATCTCGGTTATGGCTCCCGTGAAGATACCAGTAAACTCATCAAGGGGTGCCTTGGTTCTGTAGCAGAAGTCCTCCGATCTTCTACAGGTACCATGACGGCCCCCAGGTTCTACCTCAGCCTCTTGGATACAGACCTCCTGGCGCTTATCGCCTTAAGTGAGGCATTTGATAGTATCCACAAGAAGCCCTCTCTCAATTCAGTAACTGTCCGCATGGGCAGGGCTGTAGAGGCTGAGGTATGGGCCAAGGCTCTCAAGGAAGAGGACAAGAAGCTCTATGAACGTTTGGTCCTCAGGGCCACACGTACCCATGGCTCCCTTGTCCACCGTAAGAAGGCCATCCGCGCCACTGCGAAGAAGGAGGGGTACCACCCTGTAGCCTGGGCTGAAGAGGTTCGGTCTGTGACCGGGGGTATCCTCTTGAACGCAGTGCTTGAGGGTTGCCCGGAACTCTTTGAGACCTACATCCACAATCCAACCATGGAAGCCTGTAATACCCCTCTGCACCTAGGGTTGACTGAGGCTGGCTCAGACCTCTTGTCCCAGATCACAGACACCCTGTCCTGGATGTCCCCTGTGTTCAAACCTATGGTTACCCCTCCAAAACCTTGGACAGCCTTTGATAACGGAGGGTACCTCAGCCACGAGATGAACCAGAGGGTCAACCTTGTACGCAGTTTTGACGAGGACAATATCAAACTCATCAAGAAAGCTATCAAGGATGGCTCCATGGATCTGTGCCTTGAGGCTGTCAATACGATACAGGAGACAGCTTGGGCCATCAACACACCTCTACTGGACCTCGTAAAGTGGGCGTGGACCACCAACCAACCCATCACAGGGTTTCCATCCTCAAAACACTTACCTAAACCAACTCAACCCCCAGACTGGGAGGAACTCAATGACAGCCAAAGGAAGGCGTGGCGGATCAAAGCAACGCAGGTCGCAACCCGAAATCGCGGGATCGACGGTGATCGGGTTACTATGCTCCAAGACCTCTCCGTGGCCCAAAGTCTCGTTGGTCACGAAAGGTTCTATCTCCCTCATAGTCTTGACTTTCGAGGACGGGTGTACCCTGTACCTGCATTCAACGGACAACGGGCAGACCACATCCGTGCCCTCTTCCAATTTGCCGAAGGTAAGCCCATCGGAGACAGTGGAGCCTATTGGCTTGCAATACACCTTGCCAATGCCGGGGATTACGGGGGTGTTTCCAAGCGACCTCTCTCAGAACGCTTCGAGTGGACGGTTGACAACGAACCTCTCATCCGAAGAGTTGCAGGAGACCCTTATGGAACAGTTGGAGAGTGGAGCCAAGCAGACAAGCCATTCCAGTTCGTTGCAGCCTGTATCGAGTACGCCGGGTATCTTGAACTTGGAGAGAGCTATGTCTCCCACCTCCCTATCGCCCTTGACGGCTCCAACTCAGGACTCCAGCACTACAGCGCGTCACTTCGATCCCTGGAAGGTGCGTATGTAAACCTTACACCTCAGGATAAGCCAGCAGACCTCTACCAAGCTGTAGCTGATCTTGTGGTAGCTGAAGTCCTTCGTGATGTTGCCCAAGGTAACCCTGTAGCCCAAGTGGTCCACAAGAACGGTGTGAGCCGTAAGTTGGTCAAGCGTAATGCCATGACCTTTTCGTACTCCTCCGGTGAATATGGGTTCAAGCAGCAACACATGGAAGACCTCATGAGACCTCTGGGGCTAAAGGTTCTCTCAGGGGAACTGGAGGAACACCCATACGGGGAAGACGGTGGGTATCAGGCCGCTGGTTATATTGCCAAGAAGACTCACGCTGCCATCACAGGTCTCGTAAAAGACGCTGTGTCAGGTATGCGGTTCTTCCAGAAGTGTGCAGCAGCCTTGGCTCATGAGGGCAAGGGGTTGACCTGGGTTACACCTATGGGACTGCCTGTTACCCACAGGTACCTTGAGTGGGACCAGAAGCGGGTACAGTTGTTCCTCCACGATAAGAGTATCCCGGTCATAAAATCCCAGATAGAGGAAAGTATTGACACAGCCTCTGAGAGTGCTACCAATAGGACTAAGAGCCTACGGGAGGTACGGCTACTGATCCGCTCAAAGCCTTCTACCCGGATCAACAAGACCAAGGCCAAGAGTGCCATCAGTCCCAACGTTATCCATAGCATGGATGCGTCCCACCTGATGCTTACGGTACTTAGGGCCAAAGAGAATGGCATAGGTAACTTCAGCCTCATCCATGATAGCTTCGGGACACATGCTGCTGATACCTCCGAGTTCTTCTACATTATCCGTGAAGCCTTTATTGAGCTTTACGAGAACTATTGCCCTTACGAGACTATCCGTGAGGCCGCACTCTCTACAATAGACGATAAATCGAAAGCTCCCCTAATTCCACAGAAAGGCTCCCTTGATGTCAATGAAATCTACAACTCGCTCTATGCCTTCGTCTAACGCTTCGTTTACCGAACGCCGGGACGTTATCCAACAATTTGAGAGTCGTCATGGGCAGCTTGAAGCCACCTTCACTGTGGAGGTTACCCCTGATGACGAAGTGCTCCTCAAGTGTTTTACAGAAGGTGCGTCCGTCTTCACTCGCATGAACTATGATACAGCCTTTGCTCTTCAACAATCCATCAGTGATGCACTTGATGAAATCGAGGAGGGCATGGCCCCCTAAACTACCAACCACTAATGTTAACCAGAGGCTCCTTCGGGGGCCTTTTCTTTTTTCAAGGATTGACCAACACACATGGCAAAGACTTTCTTTGTTTCTCCCGTAGGTATCGCACAGTACCCCCACATCGTACAGCCTGACACTGAGGGCCAGTACGCCACCAACAAGCACACCACCAAGCTCGTACTGACACCAGAAGAAGCCAAGCCTCTCATTGACAAGATCAACGAGGTTGCTGCTACTCACAAGGTTGGTAAGAACTGCAAGAAGCCCTGGAAGGCTGAGCAGCGCAAGGATGGTGATAGCAAGGTTGACACTGGTAACCTCCAGTTCTCCTTCTCATCCAAGTTTGCTCCGGCTCTCATCGACCCTTCCAACAAGCCTATCAACACCAAGAAGCTCTCTGAAGACTTCAATATCGGTAGTGGCTCCAAGATTCGTATTGCTGGCGAAGTGTACTCCTATGACAAGGGTATCAGCCTCCAGATGTCACAGGTCCAGATTGTTGACCTCGTGTCTGGTCGTAACTCCATGTTTGATGCAGTCGAAGGTACCTTTGATGGTAGTGAGTACGAAGAAGACGATACGCCTGCTTTGAACTCTGAGTTCGAGGGGGCACCCACTGCCCTCTCTATTTGAGGTGAGTGTATGGTAGACTTTCAAGCATTTCCAAAAATCCCTCGTCTAAATCGTGAGTGTGTAATCACAGAGAAGATTGATGGGACTAATGCTCAGGTGTTCATCACTGAAGACCTTGAAGTACACGCAGGTAGCCGCAACAGGTTCGTTACTCCTGAGAATGACAACTACAGCTTTGCTAAATGGGTTCAAGATAACTCTGAGGAACTCAAAGCTCTAGGTCCTGGTAACCACTACGGAGAGTGGTGGGGCAAGGGTATTCAGCGTGGCTACAGTCTTACAGGTAAACAGTTCTCTCTGTTCGACGTAGGGCGATGGACTGCTGACAACCCCCCACCTAGTTGCTGCTTCGTGGTCCCCCTTCTTTATCGTGGCCCTTTCTCTACGGAAAGAGTTGCACAGGTAGTTGAAGAACTCCGTATCACAGGTTCTATGGCCTCCCAAGGTTTCATGGAACCTGAGGGTATCATTGTATACCACGAAGCTGCCAGACAGATGTTCAAGGTACTTCTGGAGAACGATGATGTTCCGAAAGGGGCACCCACTGGGCTTTCAATCTAAGCAGTGGCGACCTACGAGGACTAAGACATTTGAAGGTGGGCCACTCGTACTCGGTAACTCTGAGAAGCGGGTGGCCCTACAGTTACATGAGCTAGGCGTAGGGTTCACCTACGAGACTGAAAAGGTCAAGTACCACGTAGCCAAGGACTGTACATACACCCCGGACTTCAGGTTACCCAGTGGTATCTACCTCGAAGTCAAAGGTCTCTTTACGTCCTCAGATCGTGTCAAGCATCTCCTCGTCAAGGAACAACATCCAGACCTGGATATTCGCTTCATCTTCGACAACTCATCCAAGAAACTCAGCAAGGTCTCCAAGACCACTTATGCCTCCTGGTGTGAGAAGCATGGGTTTCTTTTCGCTGACAAACAGATACCTAAGGAGTGGTTAGCTGCCTCAGAAACTTAAGGTCCTCGTGGCCTGTGAGTTCTCTGGTACTGTCCGTAGAGCCTTCGCTGAACTCGGCCATGATGCCTGGAGTTGCGACCTGTTGCCTACCGATGATCCAGACAACGATAAACACATCACAGGCGATGTACTCCCATACCTGACTGAAGGTTGGGACCTGATGATTGCCCACCCACCCTGTACGCACCTGGCAGTCTCAGGGTCCCGGTGGTTCAAAACAAAACTCAAGGAGCAACAGGAAGCTCTGGCCTTTGTACGCCTCCTTCTTGATGCCCCCATCCAACGTATTGCCCTTGAGAACCCTGTGTCTGTCATTAGTACGCAGATACGCAAGCCTACCCAGATCATCCAGCCTTGGCAGTTTGGTCATGGGGAAACAAAGGCTACCTGCCTGTGGCTCAAGAACCTTCCCCCCCTCGTACCCATAGACATCGTTAGTGGCCGGGAACCAAAGGTCCACATGATGCCCCCTGGTCCTGACAGGTGGAAACTCAGGTCTCTCACATATCCTGGTATTGCTAAAGCCATGGCTGAACAGTGGGGCAACCATGGACCATGATGATGACAACCAAACGTCCACACTGCTTCATCATGGCCCCTGCGATGCCTGTGGTTCCCGCGATAACCGTGGGTTCTATAGTGATGGGCACGAGTACTGCTTTGGGTGCAAGGATTACAAGCCGGGTAGTGACACAGAGGTAACAACATTACTCCCTAAGTACACAGGTACCTGGGAGCCTATTGAAGGTATTGTCAAGGCTATACCTAACCGTAACCTTGATGAAGCTACCTGTAAACTTTACGATTACCGGGTAGGTGTTGATTGCCATATTGCTACCTATCGGAACCAGAAGAATGAAGTATCAGCCCAAAGTATTCGCAGGGCTGGTAAGAACTTTTCTTGGGTGGGGGACACCTCCCACCTCCAGTTCTACGGTCAACACCTCTGGTCTACCGGGAAGAAGCTTACGATTACTGAAGGTGTCATTGATTGTCTCTCAGTATCTCAAGCCTTTGGTAACAAGTGGCCCATTGTCTCCATACCTAACGGTGTCGCTAGTGTCGCTAAGGTAATCAAAGATAACTACGAGTGGCTTGAAGGTTTCGACCAGATTGTTCTCATGTTTGATAATGACAAGCCTGGGCGTGAAGCTACAGAGGTGGCCGCTAATCTACTCCCCATTGGTAAAGTACTTATTGCTACCTTACCGCTCAAGGACCCCAATGAACTCCTCGTAGCGGGGAGAGCAGGGGACATCGTAAAATCCTTCTGGGACGCAAAGCCCTTTAGACCTGATGGTATCGTAGGTATCACAGACATCAAGGGCGAGTTGTTTACCCCAGTTACCTTGGGTGACGCATGGCCCTGGGAGACACTTACCAGGATCACCTATGGGCGTAAGCCTGGCCAACTGTTCGGCTTTGGTGCTGGTGTTGGTGTAGGTAAGACCGATTGTTTTACTGAGTGTATCAACTACGACATAAACACCTTGGGCCTCCCTGTAGGTGTGATCTACCTAGAGCAGCCTGTAGCTGAGACTGTGCAGCGCATTGCTGGCAAGATGAAGTCCAAGATGTTCCATGTGCCTGATGCTGGCTGGAGTGTTGAGGAGTATCGTCAAGCCGTAGATGAACTAGAGGCTACAGGTAAACTGTGGCTCTATAGACACTTTGGCGAGATGGGGTGGGATGTAATCAAATCCAAGATCACCTACTTCGCCAGAGCACTTAACATCAAGCATGTGTACCTGGATCACCTTACGGCCCTTGTAGCCTCAGCAGATGATGAGCGCAGAGCCTTGGACAGTATCATGGCTCAGATGGCTTCTCTTGCTCAGGAGCTAGGTATCATCATCCACCTCATCTCACATCTTACCACACCTGATGGGAAACCCCATGAGGAGGGTGGACGTGTGATGGAGAAACACTTCACAGGCTCACGAGCTATTGCCCGGTGGGCGCACTACATGTTTGGTCTGGAACGTAACAAGCAGGCTGAAGATGTCACTGAACGATCTACTACCACATTCCGTGTGTTGAAGGATCGCTTCACAGGTCAAGCCACAGGTAAGACCTTCCCCCTCTACTACAACGAAACAACAGGACGACTCCTAGAAGGAGCGTTCTAACATAAGGACCTAAGATGCTTAAAGCACTCCTGGTTACCTTCGCCCTCCTCAGTACCTCCACGCTAACCTACGCGGCCTCTCAGTGTCCTACAGCTTCTCGTACTGAGTTCATGGCAACCACAGCAGACATCCCAGGTATCAAGGTGTTCTCCTTTACACCTGATGGTACTGCACTGCTCCTCAATCATCTCAATGACACTCTCGCCAAGATGAACCAACCGCCTCTTATTGCCGATACGGTCTACGTAGGCTTCTACAAGAACACCTCAGATGGTCTTGATGAAGTAGGGATCGTGATGTTCGACAATGACTGTGTGGTCCTTGGTTCTGTGGCTACCATCCCCCTCAAGAACTTCCTGGACTTACTTGATGCAGCCAAGGTTGGCCGTGAGATGCTTGAGCCGATTGAGGGGGCCTAATGGAGCCTCAGAAAATTGAAGCTACCTTGAAGTACATCAAGGAACTCAGTGAAGACATCCACACAATGAAGCAAGGGAAGTTTGGTTCCCACAAGAAAGCCCTTGAACTCCAGAAGCTCCAACTTAAGCGTAAAGGTCTTCAGAGCAAACTACCCCCGCTTAAACTGGTCATAATTAAATAGGAGAACACATGATTGATACATTAGACTACACAGCCTTTGAAGCAGTCCTCTTTCGTGTTGTGGTTATGTCTATCCTTTTAGGACCTATGTTGTCTGACACCTTTAAGGTAACTTTCCAACGTATTGCCTATGGGTCCTCCCTAGCAATCGTATTCACCCACGTACTCATCAGGTTGTCAGGAATCCAGTGAGGCTAATCTGGGACCTCGAAACCAATGGTCTCCTTGAGTCCGTATCAGTCATCCATAGCCTTCTTATGAAGGACGTGGATACTGGTACGGTCTACTCATGCCATGACCAACAATGGGTGAACCCCAACGCCTCTGTAGTTACCCTCAGTATCCTTGAGGGTCTTAAGCTCCTATCGACTGCTACAGAACGCATTGGTCACAACACGATCAAGTATGACCTCAAGGTAATCAAGAAGCTCTACCCTGAGATCACACTACAAGGTAAGGACACAGATACTCTTGTTCTTGCCAAGCTCATTCACCCCGACATCAAGACTGAGGATGCCAACAACAGGCGTACTAGTGAGAACTTCAGCCACAAAGGTAAAGCCTTGTATGGCTCACATTCCCTTGCTGCATGGGGTAAACGCTTGGGTGAATACAAACTAGAGTACTCAGAAGGCTTCGATACGTGGTCTCCTGAGATGCAGAGTTACGGTGAGCAGGACATTGAGACCACCTATAGTCTCTGGATGTACCTCAAGCCTCATACGTACTCCCAAGAAGCTATCGAACTAGAGCATCGTATTGCCCACATCCTGCATCAAGTGGAGATAGACGGTATCCCTTTTGACATCCAGAAGGCTGCTGAGCTTCAGGCTACCTTGAGTAACAAGAGGGACGAGTTGAAGCGTGGGTTGATTAGTCTGTTCCCACCGTGGACTGTAGAGGTTAAGAGATTCACAGCCAAGGTGGACAACAAGAAACTCAACCGCAAGAAGGGTGATGAGATCGTAGTCACCAAGGAAGTCGTGTTTAACCCCGGCTCTCGTGACCACATTGCGTACTGTTTGAAGCGTAAGTACGGGTGGAAGCCTAAGGACTTTACACCCACAGGTAAGGCTCAGATTGACGATGAGGTACTAGGGGAACTTGAGTACCCTGAGGCCAAAGCTCTCGCTGAGTACTTCATTGTGTGCAAGACCTTGGCTCAGGTGGCTGAGGGTGAACAGAATTGGATGCAACATTATGACCTACGTACCAGAACTATCCACGCTGCTTACAATCCTATGGGGTGCGTCACTAGCCGTTGTTCTCATCATTCCCCCAACATTGGCCAAGTACCTGCTGTTGATAAGCCTTTTGGGGTTGAGTGTCGGAGCCTCTTTGGGTTTTCTACTACTCATGTACTTCTAGGTTCCGATATGTCTGGCCTTGAGCTTCGTTGCTTGGGGCACTACCTGGCATTCTTTGACCAAGGTAAGTACGCAGATATTGTTGTTAACGGTGATGTACACACCCTAAATCAACAGGCCGCTGGTCTACCTACACGTAACAACGCAAAGACCTTCATCTACGGGTTCCTCTATGGTGCTGGTCCTGAGAAGATTGGTTCTATCGTCAACGGTACAGTGACTACAGGCCGTAGGCTCATCAAATCATTCCTCGCCAAAACACCAGCCCTAAACTCCCTACGTAACTATATATACTCTAGTGTTGGCAAAGGTTACCTAGTCGCCCTGGATGGTCGCCACGTCCCGGTGCGTAAACCACACGCGGCCTTGAACTCACTCCTACAGTCAGCAGGAGCTATCATATGTAAGCGTTGGGTCGTTGGGGTTCTCGATAGCCTCAAGGAGCAAGGGCTAACTTACGGCTCAGACTACCGTATCGTGGCCTTCATCCATGATGAACTTCAGATCATGGTACGCAAGGGTCTTGAGGAAACTGTAGGCACCACCTGTCAGCAAGTAGCTGTGAAGGTAGGTGTTGACCTCGGTATGAAGTGTCCCCTGGCCGCTGAGTACAAGACTGGCGCTAATTGGGCGGAGACGCATTGATGAGACACACCCTTCTGAAGAGACGTTGGTATAGGCAGTTAGAACATATTGTTTGGTGGAAGTTCCGTTGGTCCAACTTAGGGCGACAGTGGCTACCACCAACATACCCTACTGTAAGTAAATGGCTTGGGTGGAGTGGGGGGACCTTTGACCCATCTAAGCGAGAAAGACGTTACAAGAAGCCATGACCACTACAGGCTACACCAAGTCAGGCTCTGTAGACCTCCGTAAGCTCCCTAAGATCACCATACGCCCTCTGATGCAACATAGAGCAGATGGGATGGCACACCAGTTACTCCACTGTGACACTGGGTTGACCAAAGAGGACGCAGGGCCTCCCTTACTTGAAATAGATAGCAACTTAACTGGCAGGCGTAGACTGGAGACCATCCTTCACGAGGCACTCCATCTCGCTTGCCCATTCATGCCTGAAGCAACCGTACTCAAGACTGCACGTTATCAAGCAATGATTGTGTGGTCCCTTGGGTATGACGTACAGGTATCAAAGGAAACTGATGACAACAACGACTGATGACCAACAGAAGATTATCCTTCTGGATGGTGACATCTACCTTTATGAATCTACAACCACTACAGAACGTGCTGTAGACTACGGTAACGATGTATGGATTCTCTCAGCTAACCTTGCTGAGGCTAAAGATAACTTCCAACGGATGGTGGGTAACATCCAGGAAGCTGTAGGTACCAAGGATATGATTGTCTGTCTCTCTGACAGTCACAACTTCCGCAAGGACCTCACGGATACCTACAAGTCTCAACGCAAGGCCACACGTAAGCCCCTCATCTATCCTGAGATGCGTAAGTGGGTCATGGAGACCTACAGTGCGGTAGTGTACCCCCGCCTGGAAGCTGACGATGTACTAGGTATCTTGTCCACTACACCACAAGCAACACAAACCCGTATCATCGTCTCTACAGACAAGGATATGCAGACAGTACCGGGGTGGCTCTACCGTGACGGTGAGGTACGCCATGTGAGCCTGGAAGAAGCTGATCGCTACTGGCTGACACAGACGCTTACAGGTGACCCTACAGATGGGTACAAAGGTTGCCCTGGTGTTGGGGCTGTAGGAGCACAGAAGGTCTTGGGGTCCAAGGCTGACTATGGGTCCGTGGAGTTGGCCTACATGAAAGCAGGGTTGACCAAGGATGATGCTCTGTTGAATGCAAGGTTGGCACGTATCCTCAGGTGGTCTGATTGGGACCATGAGAAGCAGGAAGTCAAACTGTGGAGTCCAGGTAATGACCAGTAACACTAACCCATTTAAGGTGGGCGATAAGGTACGTAGGAAAAAACGTAACCAAGCTGCTTATTGGCGTAACGGGGGTGATGTGTGCGTGGTCAAGGAAGTAAAGGGTGAGGAACTTATATTTGAGTTCAACGAACCTGGGGACTTCTGGGATGCAGATAAGTTTGAGATGGTTGAGGCTGCACCTCTTGTTGAACGCCCTGTCTCTCTTGTGAACATCTCCGATGCTTTGACCCCAAAGACCTCAGCCACCTCAGACCCCTTTACCACCCAGGTAATGACCAGTAACACTAACCCATTTAAGGTGGGTGATAAGGTACGTATTAAACCTGTGTATCAATACAAACACGGGTGGCCTTATGGCTCTGATGTTATCACTGTTACTTGTGTTGATAAGTTTTCCATAATGGTTTCCCCCTACTCGTGGTGGGACGCATACAGGTTCGAGTTTGCCTTAGAACCCTCAGATACCAAAACCCCCTCTAAGACAGATGACCCCTTTACCACCCAGGTAGGTGGTGACCACTACAAGTCCATGGGTATCCAGCCTATCGACTACATCACTGCAAACAACCTCCCGTTCATTGAGGGTAACATCGTGAAGTATATTACACGGTGGAAGCAGAAGGGTGGGGTGCAGGACATTGATAAGGTCATCCATTATGCTGAGATGCTGAGGGCACTAGAGCTAAAGAAGGTCTCTAGTGATGTCTGACAGCCCTATTTACGATAAGGTCTATGATCTTCTTAAAGAGGCTCACGAAGTCTGTTTAAACCACCCAGATCGTCCTCCTCTTGGCATGAGCCACGGTCCCTTTAGCAACGTAAATCAAGTTCTAGGGATCGTGGGGCTACTGGAGGAAGAGAACATTGCTTTGAAGGCTGCTCTCAATTCGAAACATAACGAACAACAAGAACACTAAGGATAACTAAGTTGAACCAAACGACTACCTCTGCCCCCCTCGGCCCTCAAATCCCTATCTCCCAAGAAATCCACACCCTCAAGTATCGCCAGCCTAACGAATCCTTCCGTGAGGCCATGACACGTATCGCAGACCACCTCAAGGATGACCAAGGCCACTATGGCTCCTTCCGTGAAATCCTCCTGGACATGCGGTTCCTCCCTGCGGGTCGTGTACAAGCCTCATGTGGTGCAGCACGTCAAGTAACCCCCTACAATTGCTTTGTATCATCTACGATCCCTGATAGTATGAAGGGTATCATGGATGCTGCTACCCGCGCTGCTGAGACCATGCGCCTCGGTGGTGGCATTGGGTATGACTTCAGCCCCCTACGTCCTCGTGGGGATAACATTGCATCTATCGACAGTGCTTCTAGTGGTCCTGTGTCCTTCATGCACATCTTTGATGCTGTGTGTGGTACTGTAGCCTCTGCTGGTCACCGTAGAGGCGCACAGATGGCAGTGTTGCGGGTGGATCATCCCGATATTGAGGAGTTCATCCGGTGTAAACAGAACACCCATAGCTTGACGAATTTCAACATCAGTGTCGGAGTGACCGATGAGTTCATGGAAGCACTCCGTACCGATGCTCCCTTCCCATTGAAGTTTGAAGGCAAGACCTACAAGACCGTCAGTCCCAAAGCTCTCTGGAATGAGATCATGCGTAACACATGGGACTATGCGGAACCTGGTGTTCTCTTTATTGACACCATGAATACCATGAATAACCTGTGGTACTGCGAGAAACTTGCAGCCACAAACCCATGTGCAGAGCAGCCGCTACCACCTAACGGTGCATGTCTCCTTGGTTCCTTTAACTTGACCAAGTACCTCAAACCCAAGACACGTTGCGTCTCTGCCACCGATGCCTGCAATGCTGTAGGTGACTGTGCGTACTGTGAGACCGTGGGTTATGAGTTCGACTATGACCAACTTACCCATGATATTCCACATGTTGTTCGTGCAATGGATAACATCGTGGATCGGGCAATCTACCCACTGCCTGAGCAGGAAGCTGAAGCCAAGGCCAAGCGTCGTATGGGCCTGGGTGTTACAGGTGTAGCTAATGCCCTTGAGATCATGGGGTACACTTATGGCTCCCCTTCGTTCCTCCAGGAACTAAAGATCATCCTCCAGCATATCGCTACACAGGTTTACTGGGCGTCTACCAAGTTGGCTGAAGAGAAAGGCCCGTTCCCGAAGTTCACCATTGACTACATGGCCTCAAAGTTCCTCAAGGTTCTTGAAGATGAGCCTGAGCTTCTGGAACACATCGCTACCCACGGTATCCGTAATTCCCACCTGTTGTCTATCGCGCCTACAGGTACCATCTCTCTCACAGCAGACAATATCAGTTCTGGTATTGAGCCTGTGTTTGCCCACTCGTTTACACGTACCATCCAGACACCTGAGGGTCCTCGTCATGAGGAGGTCTCAGACTATGCTTTCCGCACTCATGGTATCAAAGGCAAGACAGCAGACCAGTGTACCCCACAGGAACACCTGGATGTACTCCTGCTGGCTTCCAAGTACGTAGATAGCGCAGTGTCAAAGACGTGTAACGTGGGTGACGATGTGACCTTTGATGTCTTCAAGGACCTCTACACCCAGGCGTATTATGGTGGGGCTAAAGGTTGTACGACCTTCCGAGCAGCAGGCAAGCGTAGTGGTATCCTTGTGGCACCTAAGGAAGGTGAGGGGGCCGCATGTTTCATTGATCCGGCTACTGGGGTCAAAAGCTGCGATAGTTAATTCGTAAATAATCTCCAAAAACCGATAGTTTCCTATTGACGCCTTTCAAAAGGTATGCAATATGAGACTATCGGTAACACGATAGAAACAAAAGGAACCCAGAATGAACAAGTTCACCAAAGCTACCCTCGTTGCCCTCAGCATGGCTGTAGTTATCCCCACGTTTACCTCAGCACCTATGGCCGCTGGCACGTCAAGCACTGCCAAGGCCAAGGCTGCGGCTGCTGCTAATGCCCGCCGTATTGCGTCTCTCCGTGCCCTCTATGGTGCATCCTATGGCACCTCAGTTGACACAGGTACTGGCACCGCTGCGGCTGTTGACACGGCCCCTGCCGATACTGGTGTGCAGCCGGGTTCGGTGGTCATTGAAGGCGGATCAGTCGTCTCTGGCCCCCTATAC